CTTAAATTCTTCTGTTTTTTGACGTTCTGCAATCTGCAAAGCATTTAAGGATGCAGTTTGTCCAGCTTCACCAAGCCTTGCGGTTGCTTGTGCTGCTTGAGATAAAGCACCAGGACTTGCTTGTACTGAAAGTTGCCTTGCACCAGTGCCAGTTGTCCTGGCGGTTTCTCGTCTATAAATAGGTACTTTCATTAACCAAACCTCGTTTGTGCAGTTTGTTTTTGTAAATTAATATTATTCTGGATTGATTGTCGGTTGAGATCCGCACCAGCTTGAATATTTGCAGCTGAGCTAAATCCTCTTAACAAACTTACACCAGCATTAATATTGCCAGCAGTTTTTGCAGTAGATCCGTAAAGTCTATTCAGTTGCGCTTGCATCCTATTTTGTACTGCGCTTTCTTCAAGCTCCTGGACACCAACCGCTGCATTATATTTTTTTATAGCTATTTCTTCATCAGCTTGTTTCGCATTAGCCAGGGCAATCTTCAATGGCGTACCACCCTCAGCAACAAATCCATTATATCTAAATGCCTGGCTTGTTGCATCCTGGAGATCAGAAAACTCTTTTTTAAATTTAGCAATATCAAGTTGGCTAGCTATTTTAAGTTGCACTGCATCTTGTTCATTAGCCAGGGCATTGCGGTCATTTATATCTGCATTAAAGTTATTTGCTGCTTGCTGAGCTTTACCTACTGCTCTAGCGCCGCTAGCGGCTACTATGGAGCTTACTACTGTTGATGCTATTGCTGCTTCAATACTCATTAAAAAACCTTTGCATATCTAAAATAATCGCTACCATCTGGACCATATTTTTTCATAAGGCCCTCATTTTCTAAACCAATAAACTGTGCAAATCTTTGTGCTTCTGGCCAGTCCGCTCTTACAGCTGATTGAATACGAACAAGCTTTTGTTCTTCAATTAAAATATTTAAATATTTAAAAACTATCTTTACTACTGGCCTTACCTGGTGATGAACCTTGTCAGTAGATAAAAACCAAACCTCGGCTACACCTGGCCATAATTGTTTAATGCCGCCACAACAAATTAAATGACCATTATTGATAGCGCTAAAAGATTGACCAGGTACACACAAACTTTTTGCAAAATCTAAATACTTACTTATATGATGCGGCGCACCTTTATTCATCTGGCCGTCAAGTATTTCCTGGCCATGTTCTGGCTTATAATCAGCTACTATCATTGATCGAAAGTTTGCAGCCTTGGAAAAATTGCTAATACTGTTGTTGGCAAAGGTTGATTTTGTTTGACTACAATAAATCCATCATTGTCAAAACCACCTCTAAATTCTAATTCTTTATCACCAGTAAACATTGAAAGAGCAGTGTCCATACTATCAGCTGAGCTTCTAAATGGTATTCTATCTATTTCACTTTCAGTGCTACCTACCTGGATTCCAACAGTTCTAAATAATCTTAATGTAATATCGTGTATTCTTTTAATTTTACCCTGGGCCGTACCCTCAGTGCCACCAGCATCGACTCGCATAGTTTGTAAAGTTGAATCAAAACCTAATCCAATATGTGCTTTTGTAACTGATCTATCTAAAGTTATTGATCCAGAAGATACTGTTTTGTTTGGATGTGTAGCACCATTAGCCAAGATTGATACACTTTGGCCTTCTAAATGATTTAGACCAGATATTGTTGTTGCTGCGGATCCGCTATATGTCAATCCACTATCTACAAAGAAAGCATCTTGAACATCAGTACCAAAATCAAAATTTGAAAAAGTTTCTATATATCTTGCCGTTGCGCCATTGATAGTTCTTTTTACAACCAGGTAAACATTATCTTCATTAAGATCACCTGGTATAACTGCGACACTTTCAACGACTGCATTACCAGATCCAAAAGATCCACCAATAATATGTTCGTGCCAGCCAACTACATTTTCTTCTCGTCTATATGTCATGCCAACAAAACGGCCATCAGTTAAAACACACCAAACAATATTATCTGGTTCTTGCTGAAAAGCCATTTCAGTAATACCGCTATCAGTAATATGCTCTGCAAGAACAGTTAAATCTGGAGCTTGATAACTATCTGAATCAAAATTATACACCAGCTCTCTTACTTTCCTGGATGCTCTTTGAACAAACATAGTTACATTTCCAACCTGGATGGGCTGGATATTTGCAGATCCATAGTTAGCCTGGCGTTTTATTTGAGCGTTTGTAGGTGATAGAGGTTCGGCTGCGCCGCTTGAACTAACCGCAAACTCACCGCCGCTAGTTCCTACAATCAAAACTCTACTTGATGTTAGATACCTAATTACATTTACCTGGTTAGATCCAATAGTATATGTCAAAGCATCATCAGCATCTATGCCATCTGCAAAATCTTCAAAGCTACCACCTACTGAAAAAAACAAGGTTTGTGGTTGCGCCGTTGTGTTTGCAAAAACAAGCCGCTGCTCAAAAAATGTAACCGCTGCTGGATGGCCAGTTGTTGAGCTAAATGCTCCCAGGCTAAAATTATCATCAGCTTCCAGTTCACCATTTATTGTTACTGAAGCGCTTGCTGATTCATTCACAAGATCTACACTTGGAGAAAATAATATTGTATCAGCAGTAACCTGGACTAACAAAACGGCAGTTGATTTATTATTACCACCATTAGATGCACCAGATATTGTAACCTTTTGACCTACCTTAAAACCCTCAGTAACGAAATTGCCAGCAGTGTCTGTAATTCTATCATTATGCTCCAGGCCAGTTGAGCTTGGATCACCCTCAAAAAATGCAATAGTTGATGCAGTATAACTTGGCATCAGCTCAGTTCTACCCTCAGCATTTTCCTGGACAGTTGCAGTAACAGAGGTTGCGCTTGTGTAGTTTGTTATTTTTGCAAAACCATCATGCAGCTTTACTAATCTTCCTACATCAGTAGAAGCAAAAGTATCTGCGCTTGCAGTAATAGTTACGCTACCAGTGCGGCCATTTGCAGTTAATGTTGTAGTTGTTGTATTAGGATCTTGCATAGGACCACGGAGAAAATTTACTTCCGATATTGTCCAGGCAGTATGACTTGTCCTGGTTATCTTTTGCACTGGATGCGATGGATGCACCAGGTACATAACATCAGCGCTCTGAGTAAATTTTATTCCAGATACCTGGGCGCTAGTGTAAACAGTTGTAACTTCTATTGGATTTGAACTACCATCAACAACAGTGCCGCCATCTTTATGTATTCTAAAATAGTTCTCACCAAACTCTAATATATAAGCTTGCTCAACATTAAATTCAAAAGGTATTAACCTGGTAAAGTTTGCGCTTGTTTTAACAGTGTTTACATACTTCGTACCAGGTCTACGGCTTGCGCCACCATGAGGATGTATTAAAAAATTTTGTAATTTTTTGCAGCCATTGAAATATTTGTTAACATCGGTGCGGCCCTCTAACCTGGGCGATAGTTCACCAGCAGTAAAATTATTAAATGGAGGTGAAGCCTTAGCCATTTACAACCTCGCATTGATAAATGTATTTGCAGCTAATACTTCACTATCCTGGATGCTAGAGGTATTAGTTGTATTACCCTCAGTTGCATCAACAAACCTCGCTTCTTTTAATTTATCTCTATACAAAGTTGCAAGCTGGGATGCCAGGCTAATACTGCCAGATAAAGGATAAGCTATATCAGCTGCTAGTGCAGCCACAATAGTTTCAAGTAAAAGAGTATCGTATTGATTTGGATCAGTTACTTTACCTACAAACACCAGGTTTATTGTGCTTTCATCGGATAAAATTTTTCTACCCTCAAGCTCAAACTTTATTTCTGGATCTGAAAGTTTTAAGACTCGCAAACAAAAAGGATCAGTAGGAAGCGTAAATTGTTTTGCAAAAGTAAAACTAGGCGCATCACTATCTGGTGCTAGTGTCTGCCTGGTAATCAAACTATTCCAGGGATGAGATCTAAATGTTGCATCCCTTACAAACTCATATCTTTGATTACATATCCTGGCAGCTTTGCTATCTTCTGTTAAAGAAATAATATTAGATGCACCGATTTGATTCAAAGCTGAGTTACAAATATCTACTACTGAAGCCATAATAATTCCTATAAAAAAGGCAGCGCATTGCTGCGCTGCCTATAGTTTAGTTTATAACGTATTCAATAATGAATGACATTGTACCAGCAGTACCACCAGCAGCGCTCATAGTTGCCGCTACATAGTAGTGTCCGCCTGGATCTGTAGAATCACCAGCAATAGTGTAGACTTCTTGACCGCAAGTACTTATATCTGCGGCTTCAAATCTTACATCTGCCATTGCGCCAGCATCAGCCACCGCAGTTGCAAAGCAATCTTCGTCTTTAACAACACCAGCGCTAGTGTATAAACCAACATTAAATGTGCAGCTGCTACCAAAAGTGTCGCTGCCTATCTTCAATGAGCTTATTCTAGCATTAGTTGGTATTGGAGCTAGCATAACAATATCATCGTTATCACTATCTCCAGCTGCTAGTTCAACAGTTCCTTGAGCAATCCTGGTTGTTCCAGTTAACAAACCAGCATCACTCATTGTGTATGTAGCTTCAAAATTAGCTACTAGATCAGAATTTTTTGTACCCATAATCTATCTCCCAATTAAGCTGATTCATCACAAAGGACTGAAACTACTTTAGCTTCTTCCATTCGTGTTGCACCAAAGGTTGCACAATAAAAGACTTGAGTTGAGTAGGACTTGTCCGCTCTCTCATCAATCTTTGCCATAACATCTTTACCAACGGCTAGTTTGATTCCATCTTCAGCCCAGGCAAAGCAAGTTCTGATATTGGAAGCCACGGCTAACCTTGTTGACATGATGAATTTAAAACCCATAAAAGTGTCCACTTCACCAGCGACAAGAGCTTTTACAGTATTAAAATCACTTGATGTGATTTGTGTAGTACCAAGTAAAGCTTCTACTTGAGCTGGAGCTACGGCAATATATCTTGGGATTGATGGATCTACTGAACCCTCATCCAAAATCTTTTTTGCACTTATAAGTTTTGCTATGGTTAAATCAGCTGATCCATGAGCAATAATATTACCAGCTACCATTGAAGTATCTGTGCTACCGCTGGATCCAGTTTTTGCCGTACCAGTTGCAGCAGTAATAATTGCATCATCCATTGATCTACCTATTGCTGAAGCAGCTGCTTGAGCATAAGTTGATGTAGGATCAATTAACATTCTTATTTTGTCGGCATCATCTATTAGATCGGCCCACTCATAAGAATCCATAGTTACCATTCGTCTTGAATGTGGTGTATCAAGAATTTGTGTATCTTGATGTCTTGATGTTCTTTTGACTGCGGCGGTTGCACCTACCTGATCAAAAAAGGCTTTCTCACCATTTACAGATTCCTCAGATACAGAACCTCGTAGCAAAGAACCTCTTTGCTGCGACAATAACTGTACGTTGGAGCTGAACTGATTAACGAAAGCAGTAGTGATTTGTGAACTCATTACATACTCCTTAGTTCATAAAAATTAAAACGCTACCTGGGAATCCAGACGTAAGGTTATTTGGTTTTGCGAGGGCCTTTGCTTATCTCGACTACTTTACTTGGCTTTTCTTTTGGAGGGCCACTTGGCTTATCTCCAGCTTCGCACCATTGTAAATACTTATTAGCTCTTTCCATTGGATCATCTATTATTCTTCCAGATCCAGTTTCAAGCACCATTCTTAAAACTTCTAATCTAAACTCTTTATTAGGCACTAATCATCTCCCTATATTTCATAACTTCATCTACATAAAAACTATGCTGAGGATGTTTTGCATCCCAGTAAGGCGTATTCTCAGCAGTCATCTCAACAATTTTAGAATTGATTTCTTCTGGTCCAAGAGCATTAGACGTTTTAACGCCCTCTAAGCTATCCTCACCAACCTTGTTAGTAATAAAATCACCAACATTCACAATCATTCTAATAACGTCTGGATGATCGCCTAAACGCCGCCCATCAGCTAACTCAATATTTGCAATATCTACATTACCAAACTGCTGAAGAACGCCGTTACCGACTTTCATTCTATCTTGAAAAGCTGGTCCATATTCTTTTTGCAGCTCTTGAGTTGTCTTTTGTACCTCAGCTTGAACATTTATCTGATCGGTACTGAGCTGATTATTAGTTTGTTCGTTAAATTTATTTAAAAGTAATGCTGCCTGGCGCTGCGACAACCCAGCTTCATGGGCCGTATTCTGAAACCAGTTTAACATTTCTTCATTTTTTACCTGGTCATCTGGTATTGTAGCTGCCAGGTTATAATCTTTTGCTTCATTTGGCCTACCAAGTTTGCCATAAACAACATTCCAATCATCATCGGTGGCGTGTTTACCTGGTATGGCTAGTTTATCTGCACCAATCATAGATTGTGCATGAACAAAACCTTTAATTAATCCTGGTACATCCTGGATTGTTTCTAAAGATTTATGATCTTTTATTTCTTCTGGGATTTCTGAGCGCCAATCAAATGCGGCTGGCTGCGCAGACGGAGCTTGTCCAGCATCTTCAACGGCTGGAGCTTCCGCTACCTGGGCTTCTTCACTCATGTTTCTACTATGTCCTCTCTTTTTTGTTGTTCAGCCAGCATTGCTTTTATAAATAACACTACAGTTCGCTGGCCCTCTCTGTAGGCTGTTTCTGTTGAATCTGGTGAAAATGTAGATCCATTAATGTGATACCTGGCTTCCAAATCTTTTAAGATTGTTTCGCCATCTTTTGTGTTAAATAAAAGCTTATAAGCTGCTCTAAGCTCATCAATACTCATTGTGTAGCCTTTAATAACGGCGCTGCTGCACCAGCTGATTCAGCGACTTGCTGCGCCTGGTCTAACTGTTGTTGTTGCGCTTGCTGCGCTTGTCGTTGTTCTCTTATCTCACTTACCTGGTCATCACCTCTTACCGCTTTGGCTGGTACTGATAATGCACTAATCAAATGTTTGACCAGGTTATCTGCATCCAGGTAATCAATAACGCCAGGATCCACCTGGGCCAACGGCTGCATTAGTTCAATAAACTGTAGCGAGCTTTGAACATCACCAGCTCTTTGAGCTTTTGCCAGCGGTGATACATATTCAATATCAAAATCCTGGCCCTGGATTATATCTGGAGCTGGTTTAAAAAGATTCTTCCTGGCTAAAATATTGTAACTCCTGGTAATCAATGGCTGCAATAGCTCAGCTTGCAATCTTCCCAGCACTGGTCCTAACAACCTCATCTTTTCTTCAGTACGCTGCACAACCTCGGTTGCCGTCATTTGTGGACCTTGGCCCAGGATAAGCTGGTCAACGTAGAAAGCTGATTGGATAGCTTTCCTACGTTGTTCTTCCATATTCAAACCAATAGGATTGTTTGCACCTATATTTAATGGCTCTAGTCTATCTCTAGTGCCAGACCTATAAAAATTAAGGCCGCCAGGTACAGTTCTAATGGGGAGAATAAAACCATCATCTGGAACAAGTAAGGGAGGATCCACTTGCTTTTGAGCGGCCCTAATCGTTACCTCTGACATTTTATTAAGCATTTTAATATCTGCCAGGGCGGTCATAGCTGGAGAACGGCCATAACCTATTTCAAAACTTGCTTTTAAAAATCTAGGAACACAATAACAAAACTCGTCAAAACCACTTTCTGATAAAATTGTTTTACTTTCTGGATCTATATAAACAGAAGCTACTGGTTTATTACCAGAATCTACTCTAGTTATATCCCTTTCATCCCTGGTGTAGACGGCGTGTAATAAGGTCATCATTTCAAAAGGTTTTTCTTCTGCCATCTTCAGCATTTTTGCTGAGATCTTATCTGCGCCAAACCTTTGTATAACTGCTCGCAATGGCATTTTAAATTTACGATATACTGTATCTACACGGCCTTTTTCATTTTCTGTAACATAACATTCTGAAATATGCCTGGTTGAAAAACCAAGCTGAAACTCATCATCTTCTTCGATAAATATAACGCCAGTACCAAAAGTAATTAGATCATGGTAAAGCTCGTGTATCTGCTCATTAAAATTTGACCTGGCAAAAGCGCCATACATAACACGCTCTACATCACCAAGCCATTCTCTAGCTTCGTCATTCATATTAAGATCATCATTACGATACTGTAATGAAAACCATTTAGTAGACATATTTGTAAGCATACCATGCAAACTTGCTGCTAGTAGCTCAGCTGCAAGGCCAGCAGTACCATCCATAATAAGTTCTGATCTTTTATCGCCTGGGGATCTAACTTTGTTTATATCAGCTTTCCTGGGCGCAACATAATCAGCTACTTCTTGCCAGTGAGTTTCCCAGGTTGCTCTTTGATTTTCTAATGATGCAAACCTTTTTACAAGTTCTGCTGCTAGTTGTTCTGACATATTAGCTTCCTAGTAAAGTTTTTCTTTGCACTGGCGCAGATCCGAGTATGCCCTGGGATGATGTATTTATCCCACGCCCTCTACCTCTACCACTCATTGCATAAAGTTTTGGTTCTAGCGATGCACCACCTCTAACTGCTGCACTCGGCGTAATTCTTCTTGATGTTGTGTTTGATACACCTGACACGGCTGCTCCTGGTCTACCGCTTGTAGTTCTTCTTCTAACTGGTTGCTGGTCATTATCATCACCGCCCATAAGAGGATTCGGATCGCCCTCTGGAGATCCAGTATATACTGTGCCACCAAACAAACCAGTACCCATAGTTCCCACAACATCTCCACTGGATCCATAAACTGGATTAGCGCCACGCTGCAACTGTGCTTGTGTCTGTTGTGCGCTCACTGCATTAACAACACTTAATGTTCCAATACCAGGAATAAGAGCATCAGTTAAAATATTGCCAGTTAATGTATTATCTGATCTATTAGAAAGAGCAGTACTACCAGCAAAATCACCAAATCCCATTGATAAACCAGCTTCTGACATAGCAGCTTGACTTTCTGCATCGCTCATACCAGCCATCATGTTTTCTTCTTCAGCCTGGTCAATAGTATCTTGACCGCCAGGACTACTTGTTTCGCCAGCCATTACTTATTACCTAACAAAGTTTTATATTCTATTGGCGCTTCGGTTAACAAACCTTGTGATCCAGTTAAAATGGTAGCTTGTCTGCTAACTCTATTCTTACTTTTTCTTTTATTTTCTACTTCGTCTACGGAAGTTACTGCGCTATCTGGCACAACATCCATAGGCGGTGCTGGCGGCGGCGGCTCTACTGGTGGCGGCGCTGGCACTTTTGGACTAAGGAATCCCATTATATTGCTACTCCCAATGGATTATAGTTACTATCTGCTATTGCTTGCGGCGGTCTATCAAAACCTCGGTTTTCTTTTATCCCAACCGCAAAATATCGCCAGGCATCAGCTGCATGGCTCGCCCAATCATGTACTGGACTATTCCTAAATGTTCTCAATCTTTCATTGTAAGCTCGATGATACTGGCGCAAAGCTTCCAGGCCAGCCTTACAATTTACCTGGTCAAACCAGCAACGGCTAAGAATAATCTGCGCAGCGTGTATGCCATCTTCAACAGGCAATTTCGGTACAACCCTAAAATTAATTCCCAAATCGTATG